AAATCAAGATAGAAAATAAGTCCTGATGGCAAATTCATTGGTTGAACTGAAACGAATTCTTTTGCTGCAAATTCAGCAAAAATACGACGTACCAATGGAAGTGCTACACCAGCCCACTCTTCAGATCCTTGTGCAGTACCTGTTGCAGACGATTCTTTTACTAATTGACGTGCTTGGTTTTCAAGCAATTGAGCCATACCGGCTTTTTCGGTTTCTCCACGAAGACCTTCTAAAAGTCCCGTTCTTTCCCATTTCGTTACCAACGCTTTTGCATTGTTTCTTTGAACGAAATCATTTGTTTGTAATAAGTTTGAAATACTCATCGTTTTCCTTTGTTTTTTTGTTTTTTAATTTTACAATAATCCAGCCAATTTTTTCCATCTGTTAGCTAATTCAAAGCCTTCAGATAAAACTTGGGTTGTTTGCACGGTTGGTGCAGTTGTTGGAATAGCTTTAGAAGCATATGATTCTTTAACTACTCGTTTTTTTGTTGGTCTTTTAAAACTTTCTGCCAAGGTTGCGAAAACTAATTTTGCCTCTCTTGTATTACCAGCTCTATCAAAATTTTCAATTACTTTCATTTTTTGTGCTTCTGATAATTCAAAGTTACGGAACAATTTGTTAGTGTAAAGAAGTTTAGCGTTAAGAAGGTTTACTTCATTAATAACTGATTGAAGATGTTTAACTGTGCGGTAAGCTTCTGTAAGTTCTTCTTCTTTTGCACTTAATTCAGCTTCCATAGTTTCCATTACGTCTTCTTCAGATGACATAGTTTGCATCATTTCGTCATCTTCTTCTCGTAAGATAGCTTCAATGATTTCATCAATTGATTCGTCTGACATATCATCTTCCTCATCCATCATCATATCATCTTCTTCAGTCAATTTTCTTGAACCTTTTCCGATTTTAGATGAAGCTAATTTTTTATAGCCTTCCATAGGCATTTCCATTTCATCTTCCTCATCCATCATCATGTCATCTTCTTCTAGATCGCCTTCTAATTCACGAATGATTGATTCGATATCTAAATCTCTCTCATCACCATCCATTCCTTCATTGTACTCAGCAGTCATTTCTTCTTCACTTGGTACTTCTTCTTCGCCACTGTCTGCAACTTCGCCGCCACCTTGTGAATAAATGTCGAATTCATCAAATGTACCGTCACCATCAACGTCAATTGATAAATCACCAACATCATTTCCACCAGGAAGTGTTTCTGCAGCAGCTGCTGCATCCATTCCCATTGCAGCTTCATCGCCACCATCAACATCTACATCTTCTTCGCCTTCGATTTCGTTTGTTAACTTTGTTGATAACATTCTTTCTAATCTAGGTGCGAATGCTTCTTGTAAAGCAATCTTTGCATTTGCTAAAGCAGTTTCTTTAACAGCCTTTGCATCAGCAATCGCTTCTTTTAGCAAGTCTGATTTTGCCATTTTGTTTCTCCTTAAATTTGTTTTTTGGAAATAAGATTATTTGAAATCTTAATAGAAAATAATAATAATATAAACGCTATATAAGATTGAATAGCGTATTCTAAAATAAATATGACACTGTTAGAAAAAACAGTAAAAAAGCCCTAACTTTTTTTGTTAGGGCTTAAACTTTTGTTAAAAGATATTAAAATGAATTTAAATCTTTAATTTTTTGTATGAATTGTGCACGCTTCTTTTGTGCTCTTTTTGCAACACATGGTTTGATAAATTCTTTGCGTTGCTTTGTTGCTTCTAATACTCCAGATGTTTTAACTTTGCGTTTCCATGTTCGCAATGCAAAACTTAAATCATGATTTACTACATTTACTGCAGTTGCATTTCCTGGCAAAATGCTTTGATGTTGTTTTTGGTGTTTATTCATATAACTGTTTTTAAATTTTCTTAGTTGGTTTAGAATTTCTAACATTAAATCTAAAATGTTTCAATTCTGGCTTTTGAGCTAAATATCCTTGTAATTTTTGTGATTCTATAGCCGGGTCTTGTCCTAAACGAAAATAAAAATATCCAACTGCCTTAGATGGTGAAATTATTTTTTTAATTACGGTAAATCCTTTTCGTTCTGCCCATTCTTGAATTTCTTGTGCTGTTTTTTCAGCGTTTGCTGGATCTCGAAGTACATATTCAACTCCACCACGATAATCAATCAGATTGTTTACCAATTGTGCTTCTTCTAACTCTCCTTCCAATTTAACGTTAATTCCTTGGTCAGTCATTTTTTTTATGTCAGCCGGGGGTGTGGCCTTTGGCATCTTAACAGCTCCGGTAGTTTTTCCTGCATCTGCAGCTTGTTCTGTTAAACCAAAAAAATCACGATATATTTTTTTTAATGATTTCATCATTCTTACCTCTATTATAATAAGTTTTTTTCAAACAACCAAATTAACCTACATCAAAATATCGATTTAAGTGTTGTCCGATATTTTCATATGCAATTGCCATTCTGTCTTGAGCTTCTTTAAGATCGCGCGCTGCTGCTTCAAAATCACGATAATCTTCGTGCATTCTTTTATTGCCTTTTTTATGTGCAACATTAGTCATCCAATCATCACTTTCAGTCATAACTCTGTCAGCACGTTCTACGATATTTTTAACTCGTTCTACGATTTCTTCTAAATCACCTTTACCATATACTGATTCTCCCATTGCAGAAAAATTTGCTATTTCTTGAACGAATGATTGTTTTTCGTCACGCGACATTGGCTTAGGTTGATCTTGCATCAATGTTTCTAAAATGAATTTTAAATTTGGAGTTCTCATTATATTATCCTACATTTACCATCTTCACATAAAATCGATGTAATGATGTCGTTTACTTTTGCGTATTTATTTGTTGTTATATTATTATTTACTGATTCATTCATGTGCGTAGGCCGCATAAAAGCCCCATGTGTTGATGGATTAGATACGAAGTCCCAACATATCAATTCAAAATCTTCTTGAACTTCTACCGTACCTTCATTTCTTAATTCTTTTACTGAACCTAATCCGCGCGATGAAATTCCTAAAGTAATTCCTGCTCTAAAAAGTTCTTTAAGAATCTTACCAGATGGAGTATCTAAAACTTGTACAGCTCCATGCAAGTCATCACCTTTCCACCAAATTTTTAAAACATTGTGAGAAACATTGTTCAAGTTTACAACGGACGATTCTGGGTGATCCAATTCGCCTAATGCTCTATGTTGATCGATATATTCTCGTTGATATCGCTGACACTCTCTTTCTAATATAGGCTTTGGATATATCCTACCGTTTTGGTTTTTAGCTCCCGCACGTTGCAAAACTCCTTGTACAACAAAACCACCAGGTATTCCATATGCAGCGCCGCTTGATTCAGTTAATGAACCAACAGGTTTAAATGGAATATATTCTACGATTAGTTGTTTTGACATTTTATTCTCCTAATGATCTTACTCGCTCTGATATTTTAATCAATCGTTCTGATATTTTATTTAATGCTTTATCTACTGTAGAACCGTACCCATTACGAGCAACTCCTGATTCTGTTTTTAAACGAGATGCATAATTTACTGTTTGTTCAATTTCTTGAAGTTTTTTTGCAACCTCTTTAATAGTATGTTTTATTTTTTGTTCCGGGGTTGATTTTGCATCTCCGGTTGCAAATGTTCGATATGATTCGATAAGTTGTTCATATTTTGAATCTAACACATCAAAAACATTTTCTTTAATATTTTTCTTTGCATGTTTTGATGGTTTATCTGGCATATGTTTTGATGGGTATTCATATGTTTTATTAAACCAAACGTTATCATTATTGCTAAATGGAAATTTATCGTTAAATTCTTCTTCCTCAGATTCCGGATGTTGAGGTGTATCATCTTTCCAACGAAATGTCGGTGGAGTATTTACATTTTCATATTGTGCATTTTTTTGTTTCCATTTTCCTGGTTTAGCAAATGCAGCGGGTGTATTATAACCAGCAACCCCCCCAGTACCTGATATTTCGTCTATATCTTCTTCTTTACATGTGCATTGATCTTTTGAATTATCACACACATCGCAGTAATCTGATGATTGTATAACGATAAATTTTTCTTCAATTTCTTTTAAAAACGATTTCATTAATGCATTTCCTTTAATTCTTTTATCAAATCAAAATATCTCAATAAAGAAAGTACGTGCGATTCTTTAATTGTTTTCATGTTTTCTACAGTACACAACATTTCTGAAAGTTTTTTTACTTTTATCTTTGTTGCTTTATCCGTAATAACATCAGCTTGTTTTGATAATTCTGTTTTAATTTTAGGAATAATTTTTTCTATATATTCTCGCAATGCAACAGTATCGTTAACGTTTGTAATGTATTTATTTAAAAGTTGTTTTTGTGATTCATCTAATCCGGAATATTTTGCATTAAATTTATCAACAAGTAATTTATATGTTAATAATCGAATTTCTTTTGGTTGTGATTCAAACATTTCAGTTAATTGATCTTTAACTTCCTTTTTCTTGACAGGAAACATTGTATGTTCAACAATAACTGATTTACATGCTGCAATTTGTTTTGGATTAACAGTTTCTTCATGTTCAAAAATCATATTAATTGATGCTAATGTTTTATAATTAGAAATATGTATTTTTGCCAAATCATCAAATACAAATTTTTCAGAAACTTCTTTTACTAAATTATATCTCTGACGTTTTAATACAGATTGATTTAATTTTGCATGTGCAGCTTTTACCGTACGTATATAATCCAATGCACGTGCTTCACTTTTAAATTGTTCTTTCATTAATGAATTATATAAATACAATTCTTTTGCTAATTCTGTATTTTTGCCAAAATATTTTTTTATGATATCTACGGTTACAGTTTTATTCGATGATAATGTTTCTGAAGTTAATTTCCTAACTAACATTTCAAAAAGAATTCCGGTATTCTTATATTTTGAATGTTTTAATTTCTTCATGTTTTTCCGATCATTTTTTATTTTATATAAATATGTATGTTTTTATAAAATGTTATCTTCATCTAACATTGTATTTTTATCTGACTCTTGTTGGGTTTGTTTTGGTTTCAATGATTCCGTAATAATTGACACACCTTTATTCTTTAATTTTAGATGTTTTAGAATATTATGATTCTCTGCAGAAACTGGCCGATTATTTTTGTTCCATCTAGTATCTGGCTGAAACGTGGTTTTTTGAGTTTCTGGATTAGATACTTGTTTCAATTCTTTGCTACCCGTAGGATCCCATCCAAATGCATTTTTATGTTGGCCTGATTTAATTCCTTCTTTCGGACGACCACCTACATCTTTCTTTTCCACATCATCAGATGACATATGAATTGAAGCTAAATCGTGTGGCGTGCCATATGATACACCGGTTACCGTTGGATCATTTCCTTCTTGTTCAATTTGATTTTGACGGAAACGAAGTTTTAAATCTTCAACAACATCACTACGTTCTTGCAACCATTGTTCTTCAGACATATTGAATATGTATTCATAAATGTATCGATCTGATAATAATTTTGAATCTTTCATTGCAGTTGCAAGTGTCATTTTTTCAGTCATTAATGCAACTTTTTGTTGATCATAAATAATTGATGGTGCAGTTAATTCTAATTCAAAACCAACTAATTCATCTCCTTCATAACCTTGAGCATATAAATGTACAATTGCAATTTTTGTTAATTCCGAAATCATTATTTTTTGAATTCGTTCAATCGTTCTTGCAAATCTAATATCCATTGCAGCTAACGTTGTTTTTCCTTCAACGCCCTCTTCATATCCTAAAAATGCTTTAGGAATTTTTAACGCCGCCATCATTTTGTTTTTTACGTAATCAATATCATCCATTCCCGTAAATGTCATACCCGGTAATGTATCAATTGATGTAGTTGATTGACCTCCCCGGACTGGTAAATAATAATCTTCAAGCATATTCATTAAATTGAATTTAAGATTGTAATTACCTGTTTGTTGATCAATATGTGGAATTTTTCTCATTTTATTAATAATGGTTTCCATGAATGAATCAACTTCATTTGGCGGAATATTACCAATATCAATTTTAAAAATACGTTTTTCTGGTGCACGCATAATACGATGTATAAGCATTGCATCTTCCATCATCATAAGCTTTTGAAATTCTTTACGAGCTCCTTCTAACATGGATCTACCATATGGTAAAAAGTTAGAATCTGATAATAATCGGAAATGAGCCATTTCAAAAACATCATATGTAATATTAGGACTACCTACATGGCGAAATTGAATTTTATATTGGCCTGTTGCTTCATCATATTCTTCAAATCGTTCTACTTCATATGCTGATAATGGACGTACATTTAATATACCAATTTCTTCAGCAATATCTAATTTTAGGAAAAAATCACCATACTTTACCATGTTACGTATCCAAGTCCACATATTAAATTCAATGTTTAATATGTCGTAAAACAAGTTGTAAAGTATTTTTTGAATTTTAGAATTATCAGTTTTAATTGTTAAAACATCACCGAATTGATCTTCTAAAGACGATTCATCTGCATAAATATCTAATGCCGAACTAATAATTGGATCGCGGTCCATCATTTCATAATCAGCATAAAGCTGCATACGATTTTGATGCATATAATAGTTAGAATCATATCCACCCATTCCACCAACCATGTGCTTATTAGCACCATGCATTCTAGTATATCTATCTGCAACTTTAGTTTGATTTAGATTACCAACTCCTTGGAGTCGGTTGGTATCAACAACTCGAAGTTTGTCTTTACCGTATGCACGAACTACTACATTCGTAGCAAATAGGTTCTGTAAGCGTTTTCTTAATGTAGGCATATTATGTATTATTTATTTAATATAAATATAACTTGTTACAGAAGCCAGGTTAAATTTTCATTGTTGTGGCCATTGTTCCACGTCCAGCCATCGATATTATTTGATGGTTTACCTGTAAATATAACTGGTTCTGATGTTTTTGTGAATTGTGAAAGTGCACGTTTATGCAATTCAATTCCTTGTTGTCGCAATTTAAGCGATGTATCTCGTAACCATAATCCAATACAAAAAGACATAACTAAGTCATCATTATATCCATTTTGTGATTGTGCTTTGCCATTTAACCAAACAAATACAAAAAGTTCTTGTACTAATCGTTTTGAACGAATTACTGGTGTTCGTTCTCGCATATACATTTCGAGTGCTGATATCATTAATGGACGTGTACGTGAGGTTGTTGATACTCCAGGAACCATTTGGGTTTTATCCTTCATATCATAACCTTTTTTAAGTTGTACGTCTACATCAACATATCCGTCATCTTTATAAGTATAAAATAAATTTTCATATCCGCGGTCCAATGCTGGTTGAATTGCTGCCCAACCGATATTTGCATTTTCAATTGCTAGCAACGCATTATTCCATTCTGTTGCAACAGAGACAAGCATATTACCAAAATCTTTAGGTGGTAATTTACCTTTATACTCAGCAACTTGTGATACTGTTTCGACGTCAATAACATGAAATGTTGACCAGTCGGCACCATCACCTCGAGCAACGTCAGCTACTACTATATAATTTTTTTCATAGTTAGGGTATTCCCAAATCCAATATGCGTTATCAAATCCTCGTCGTTCAATAGGTTCTATGCACTTTATTTCATAATCCATTAATATAGCGCCATCTATTACAGTATGACCAGAAGAAATAAAGTCACAATCACATTCTTGAGCAGCACCACGTTCACCTAATAATTTAGTT